TGTACTCCTACTATTGAAGAAATAATTGATGAAGTAATTACTGAAACAACTGAGCATGGCTCTGATGGTATTACAATTACAACAACAACAGAAACAACAACCACAACGACAACAGTAACTAACAAAAATTCTGGTGATCTATTAGATGGAGATAATGGCTTTGTTGTAAGTTCTAAAGAAGGCGATATGGATATTGATTGGGGTGGTCAAGGAAGTGCGTCAATGCCTAGTGGCTCTGGGTGTAATCAATTAGGAACTGATAAATGTGCTCAAATAACAGGTTCTGGTAATTCAACTTCTACAATGGGTGTTGATGGAATGGGAACTACTTTTATAAACACGATTGATATTTCTGAACTCAATATAAAATATGGTGGCGAAACTAATTATTCTATCAAGGTAGATAAACAAGACGCACAAGACTCAATTTATATGCATATAACAGGTAAAGATGGACAGACAGATGTATTTTCTGGTACCGATATTTTAAGTGCTAGTGGTGATAATTCTGGTTTTAAAACATACGAAAGCAGTTTTGATTTTTCTGGTAGTTTAACAACCATAGTTATAGAAATAGGGGGTAGAGATATAAATCTAAGCATTGGCCCCTTATTTGATGATGTCGCAGTTAATATTCTCTATAACGTTATCAGTACAATTGTAACTGAATCAATAAATTCTGTAGAAATGTTTATTGCATTAAATGTAGATGCTCCCGAAGAAATAATAAATGTTGTTGAAGATGTATTTGAGTCAAATGAAATTATAGATACAGATATAGGTTTTGATTTTGAGCCAATAGAAATACAAGAGCCAACTTATGAAGAAGTTGAAATTGAAATAGCAGAAATAGAAATTGCTGAAATAGAATTAGAACTTGAAATAGAAGCAGAACTTGAAAATGTTATAGAAGAAACCACAACAGAAGAGGTTGAGGTAGAAGTAGATACAAAAGAACAAGAATCGCAACCAGAGGAACTAGAAGAACAAGAAGAGAAAACAGAAAACGAAATAGAAGTAAAAGAAACTGAAAAAGCAGAAGTAGAACAACCAGAAGATACAGAAAAGGAACAAGAAGAAAATCAAGAAGAAAAAAAAGAGGAATCATCTAAGGAAAAAGCTGTTAAAAAAATTATGAAAAAAATTGATGATAAAAAAAAATACGATGATGTTAATCAAACAAAAACCTTAGTTGTTATGCAAGTATTGGGAAACACTAAAACTTTTTTTGAAGATCAACAACAATTAAATGACAGAATAGGATTTTTTTCAAATGTTGTTTTGCCTGATACTGTGATTAATGATAATGATATTGCAAGTTACTTTCTTTTTGTAGGAAGTGATGGGTTAATGAATGAACTAGTAGAGAGTCAATGGCAGAAGTAAATATTGGTGGAATATCTTTCAAAGGCGGAAGAATGTTAGCAGTTATTATTGCGTTAAGTAGTACTGTTGGTGTTTTGTATGGTGGTTTTGAAGCATTTAAAAGGTTTCAAGATATGTCAACTAAAATAGAATCGTATTCTGCACCGGATTTAAGTGGGTTTGATAAAAGACTTGAACTTATTCAGCAAGAAACAGAAATGCTACAACAAGAATTAACTATGATCTTGCAAGAAATAAGCCTTGTATCTGATGTTGCAAACGAATTAAAAAATGATCTACGCCAAGATGTAAGACGCATAGAAAAAATTGTTAATGATGTAGAGCAACAAGTTAAGGTGGACCAAAGACAAAGTAGTGAAGATTTAAAATATACCATGCAGGACATGTCGGAACGCATGAAAGAATTAGAGGATAGGATTCAATCAGCCATGAATGAGCTAGAACAGAAGATAGAAAAAAGAATAAAACTCGCATTAGAAAATCCATTAAGTCAATTAAATGGCTAAACAAACCATAATAAAAGAAAAATTTGATAAAGTTGTTAAAAGAACAAGTATTGGTAACTCTTCACGCTCCAAGCCAAAAAATAAACACAAATTGAAATCATGGAAAAAATATAATAGACAAGGTTAATGTGGTTTATTCATACTGTTGTTTGTATTGCTAATTTAACACTTGCACCTTTTTGCTCAATAGGTGGCAAATTACCTATCAGTTTTGACAATTACGAAACTTGTGATAAAGCTGTTAATCGTATTGTGTTAGAAATAGATGAGCAACTAAAAGAAAGACAATTAACTGTGGCAATGAAATGTTTTATTAATGAGCAAATTAACACCTAAAACTACTAGAGAACAACTTTTAGACATCTATAATAAATTAGATGTTTTAGAAAATAATCATTTAGCACATCTTGATAAGAAAATTACTACATTAAATTATGTTTTATGGACTATTGGATTTATGGTTTTGACACAATTTTTAGCTTGGGTGTTAAGAATGTTTAGCTAAAATGGACGATAAAGAATGGGACGAATTAAAGCTCATTCAAGAAAAACTACACGAAGCATTAGATAAAGGATATCCACCATTAGGTAAAGGTGGTTTAAATAATCCTCCTGGTGCAAAAAAAATTGTAGAAGATTTAACAGGAATACCAAGAACTACACTTCAAAGAAAAATAGATAAAATAGAAAAACTTGCTCTTGAAAGTTCACATTGGACTATTGAATGGCATCGTTATAAAGAAGTAAAACCACAAGTAATAATAGAAGAATATAAAAAACCTATTGTAAGAATACCGGCACAACAAACAACATTTTCTAAATCAACAAAAGTATTTGTTATACCAGATGCTCACTGTTCACCAGAAGAAGATAATGCTAGATTTTTATGGATAGGAAAAGCAATTAAAGAATACAATCCTGATCACTTAGTTTGTATTGGCGATTTTTGTAATTTTGATTCAGTAAATACATTTGATAAAAACCACACAGTTAAAGGTCAAAAAAAACCTAATATATTATCAGATATAGAAGTTAGTAAAGAATGTTTAAAACTTATACATGAAGGTATGGGTGATATTAATCCTGTAAAACATTACTGTTTAGGCAACCACGAAATAAGACTTTATCGTTATGAAAACGAACACAAAGAAGTTGTCGGTGCTTTCTCACAGCAATATGAAACTCTATGGCGCTCTAGAGGTTGGGGTATATCTGAATATGGCGATTTTTATTTTATCAAAGGAGTTGCTTTTGTTCATGTACCAATGAATGAAATGGGAAGAGAAATAGGCGGAAAGATGGCAGAAGCAAGTCAAATATCAAATAGTGCTACACATGATATAGTATTTGGTCATAGTCACAGAGAAAGATCATGGAGAGCATCAAAATTAGGCAGAGGTAATTATGTTAAAATTGTAAATGTTGGTACTTGTATGAACTATGGTCATTTAGAAGAATATGCAAAAAATAATTCTAATGGCTGGAGTTATGGTATAACACAATTAATGATTTCTGATGGACATATTCAGAGTCACAATTTTATAAGTATGATAGAATTAAAGGAAAAATATGACAATAACGAAAGACAAACTAGTACAACGAGTAATGGATAAAATGGCTATAAGAGCTAATCAAGGAATAATTAAATATGGCAACACAATGGAAAGTGCAAAAAAAACTAGAAAAGAATGGTTAATAGAAGCACAACAAGAGTGTTTAGATCAAGCTGTGTATTTAGAAAAATGTATAGGAGAAGAAAAGTGAACTTAGAACAAATAAAAGAACATATCAAAGAAGAAGAAGGGTTTCGTAATTCTATGTATAGAGATCATCTAGGATTTGCTACAATAGGATTTGGGCATTTAGTAAAACCATCAGATAAATTTAAGGAAGGTTTTATATATACAGAAAAAGAACTGACAAAAGTTTTTGAATATGATTTTGCTATTGCACATCAAGACGCTTTAAATTTAAGTAAAAACCTAGATATTTGTGAAGAAGCCAAGGAAATACTTGTACATATGTGCTTTCAGTTAGGAAAGCCAAAAGTAATGAAATTCAAGAAGATGTTTGAAGCATTACGAAATAAAGATTATACTGTGGCTGGATTTGAAATGGAAGATTCGTTATGGGCAAAGAAACACACACCAACGAGGGCGAGCAAACTAGCGGAACAGATGAAAAAGTTGACCTAAGAAAACATAGGAAAAGACTTACCACGCCAGAAGAAAAAGAGTATATTTACCAAATGCGTAAAAAATACAAAGAAGAAGATTTAAAA